CTGTTCTAAACTCTGATAGTGCTAGTCACAAATCTCGTCTAGACTCTGTCAGAACCTGCTATTGTATCTGCTCAAGCCACCGCTGATGCTGGTGTAGCCGATGCTGCTACCGCACAAGCTGCTGCTGATGCCGCACAAGCAACTGCTGATAGTGCGTTAAATCAAACAATTCTAAACAAAAACAACCACAAACTATTAAGAGACCGTGTTGATGTAACTGAACCTCTTGCTGTTGCTGCCGATGTTCTTTCCAAGTCTAACAAAGCGGCGGCAGATGTTCTTCGTTCGGAACATGATGCTTTTGTTATTTCGGAAGGGGTTAAACATCAAGGTCATACAGATGCTTTTGCCGCACAAGCAACAGAAAATGCTAACATTCATTCTTCAATCGCAACAAACGCAGCCGCTGCTGCTTCTGCAATGACTAAAGCCCAACAAGGTGTCGCTGCGGCAAATTCGGCAGCGGCAGATGCTGCTAATGCTCAAGGAACTGCTGATAATGCGAATTTAAAAGCGTCAAACAACACAACACTTCTAGCAACTCACTCAGCAACTCTAACAGACCACGAGTCACGAATTACCTACAATCGTGGATTAGCCGACAATAATGACTGCAAGGATTACATCACTAGGAGTAAAAGCAGAAGAAAATCGATGGGAACGTGTTAAAGCTGGTGGTACAAATGAACGTCTAGCAACTAATGAATCGGCAATTAGTGCTATTCAATCTGCTGCTAGTGCTGATGCTGCTGCTCTTGTTGTTGAACGTGGAAGAATTGATGCTCTTGATTCTAGCCAATCGGCACAAGACGGTCTTATCACAAATCTTCAATACGATGCTACCAATGCTAATCAAACTGGTATTTGTAATATTCTTTTAGAGGGTGAGGTTCATTCAAATAACCAAGTATATTTCTCGACTGGTTCAGGTGCATGGGTGGAAGGAGCTTTTGGTGTTCCAGTTCCTCGTCAAGTTGAACTTCGAGGATACGCTGGTATTTCTTCTCCAGATGTAGATTCTGACCCTGCAAACCCTGTTTCAGAGGTTCGTTTTCCATTATATGTCTATAACGCAGAGGGCGTTCAAGAAGCAACATCTGCTTATGAACTAAAACTATGCCGTGTAGGGTCTCATCTTGTAGGCGTAGAAGGTCTTATGATGCTTTTACCAAAACTATCGCAAGATGGCGGTAATTATATCAGTATTGGTCAACCTGTTGTAACAGGAGGAGCTATTCATATTGATACTCGTTTCCGTCTAACGATTGATTACAAACCATACGAACATAATATTACCAGTTATGTATATGGAGTAGGAGGCGGTGGCGGTGGTGGCGGAGGTTATACTCCACCTCCTGAATCGTCTTTAAGTGGTGAAGCACCTGTAGGTGAAGTAATGGGAATTGAGCTAATGTACGTTCCAGATTTTAGCAAGGGTCTTTTATCAGATGCGTATAACAATACAGATTTCCGTATGACTTATCTAGGAAACTCTATTTTTGAAAGCAGCGGTTCTACTCAAGTATTAGGAGGGTTTGACCTATCGACTGAAGCAGGATGGGTATCATTCTTAACTCAAGTTGCATCTCCAAATCCAACTCATCGTATTGTAAATGGTGTTGTTGAGGTCTATATTACTCCTGCTAATGTATGGAGTGCCTCTTTCCGCCGCCCTACATTAGAAATCAGTAATAACTGGGGTAATTATGATGCCCATATTTCGTTTGCTAATGGTAAGTTCCAACTTCAATACATAAACGGTTCTCTTAACTGGCATTAAATTATCTAAACAATAATATATATGGATAATTGGGAACATGCAGAAGATATAGAAAGTCTATTAGAAAATATTAGAATAAATGCTATTAACCTCTCAAATTATCACAGATACAGATTTTTTCATTGGAAAAGTTTTGGTAAGTATTTTAGAATACCTATTATTGTTTTATCAAGTATTACAAGTGCTTCATCTGTTGGATTACAACCCTTTTATGTCTCAAGGTACTATTTCAGGAATGACATGTCTTTTAGGGTTTGTTATTGCTGTTATAAGTTCGACTGAAATGTATTTAAAAATTACAGATCAACAAGAGAAAGAATTAGCATTATCAAAAGACTATTATTCGTTAGGTATTGATATATTTAAAATACTAAATACTGATGCAAAAAATAGATCTGAAAATCCTAGAACCTATCTTGATAAAAGATATGCTGAATATAAAGCTTTAACTGAATCGTCTACACTTCTTAAAAATGATTTACGAGTTGATTGTTTAGCCCAAGTTCCTGAAGAATATAATAACTCATTAAAACCAGAAAAGAAAAGTAGAAGTTTATTTATAAATAATAGTCCTCATAACATGCCTGAGTTAAAACCTATTGTTCCATTTAAACAATTACATGATAATGTTAAACCCAAACCTCTTGATATGCGTAATATATCTTTTTCTGTAGATGATAAGCCTATTAATGCCGACCACCTATCAGTATCGATTAATACACCAACAGGTTCGCCACGTGAACATTCTAAAGAAAGAAAAGATTATAAAGAAATAAAAGAAGAGTTAAGTATAGAGTTAGCAAAGGTCGAGGAAGCACCAGCCCCAGCCTATGCAAACCGAAAGGCAATCCTACAAAAGAAAGTTCAAATACAAGAAGTAATGTCTCCAGTTAGAGTTCCTGATGAAACAAAAGAAGAACCAATCAAGTGACCCAATAGAAGAAGTCTAAAAAGAATATAAAGAAAAATAATAAGATAGTATAAGTTGCTTCATTAGCTCAGTTGGTTAGAGCGTCTGACTGTTAATCAGAAGGTCGTAGGTTCGATTCCTACATGAAGCGTTTACATTCAAATTATCATACAATACTGATAATTTGAATTTGATTTATGGGAATTATCCGTCTTTTTCCCCAAGATATATATAAAAATATATCTAAATATCAATATTTAACCTTAAAATATCAATAAAAAGATATAAATACTAATTAAATTTATAAATTTAAATGCTTTTTATATCTTTTATCTAAATATTTATATAAATAATCTATATATAAATATTTTTAATGAAATAATCTAATGGGGAAACATTCAAAAAATCAATTTTTAGTAATATATGTCAATTTAAGCGGCGGCTATACGTGTAAAGACCATTGAACCATTTTCGAGATTTGTTATTGAACCTCCAGTTGTTACTTCGACTGATACTCCTAGATTGCTTGATAGACTTGTAATTTCAACTACTCCAGAATAAGTAAAAAACGTTTTACATCCAGTGCTACATTCTTGTTTTTGTCTAAGAATAAAATTTGGTAATGCTGAATTTTGTATTGATACACTTAACTCTAGGGCAGTATCTGCTGTCTCTAAGTCAAACGCTATCGTAAACATATAAACACCATTTACTGCACCGCCTTGTGGTTTTCCAAAAAAAGCGTATTGAACAGCACCACTTGCTAAATTAATGTTAGGAACAGAATCAACAATAATAAGAGGTTGTAATTTTGTAATCGATGTTGTATTTGTTACAACATTTAAACTTAACGAACTAATAGAGTTTTCAATCAAACTATTTGCTACACTCATATGATATTATTATCGATAATTAATATTTATATAATCGTGTCCAAACTAACACCGCTTCTTGAACTACAGCATCAGGACCTCCAGTGATTGGAGTGTATTTTAACTCAATATCACCAGACACACTAGTCACATCTACTGTACCAGAAATATTGAAATGTACCTCTGCTGATCCTCCCCCACTGCTTGTTACTTCACGTGTCACATAAGGATTTGAAGGATTCGTTAATGCTTTTGATAGTTCAGTATTTACTAGTGTATATTGTGAATCTAAAATTGTTGCTGCTGTTGATGCAGAGAAAGATAAATTAAACATATACTTACCATAAACACCCACCTCTGGTTTCCCACTGAATAATGTAGTTTGAACACCATTTAGAATAGTTGTGTCTAGAATAGTATAAGGAATTGTTACTGGGATTAGTTTTTCTTCAACCGTTTCGATTGATGGGTTAATTAAACAATTGGCTACACTCATATAAATTATATATCGATAATTTTAAATTTGTTCTACTTGTAAAAGTTCAATCTCGATTTGTAAAACGTCCTCATATATCTCTCCAATAGGACAATTGTCTTTTACACAAAATGAAAACTCTATTTTATCAACATAGTCTTTTGGTATAAGTGTATCTTGTTGTTTATTCGTTTCAATTAAGACACCACTTTGTTCAACTCCTTGATTAGGATAAGCATATCCATATACCATTTTTTTATCTTTGGATGAAGTTAATCTCTTTAACTTCCATTTAAAAGTTTTTTTCGGAAAGTTCCACGTATAAACTCCGTCCTTATAAATTGCGTTCGCTTTTGTAAGAATCATAATATTATACTATTAGATATTTATGCTATCCTATGAACCGCTAATGAAAATTGAAAATTACAATTTACACTTATAAACACATTAACACCCATTATTGGAAAGTCAAAATTATTTGTATCAATATAAGTTAACCCACTCGTATTGAAAACTTGTGTTTGATTTAAAAAAACAAGGTCTCTATATCCATTCTCTTGACCTCCGAACAAAACTTGATTAGCAACACTTCCTATCGTTGCTCCTTCTACTTGTGGTGTCGTGGTAAAGACTGGAAAAATATTTAGAAATGCTGTCGTAGCAGAATTATTCGATATTAGTATTCGTAATGTAAACGCATATCTTCCATAAGGAAGAGTTATTCCATTTAAACCATAAACGCTGGTATTTGCGATATATCCTGCAACTCCTGCTCCTGTTCTCACGAATGAACCACCTATATTATTAATATCACCTAAACCAATCAATGAAGGAATATTTACTGGAGAAAACGCAGCACCACCGCTTAATTGTAATGTTCCATTTAATTTTGTTACTCCACCTCCAGAGTTTCCTATATCAGTATTTCCAATATCAGCACTATTTATTTGTGTTGTTCCTTTTATTTGTGTAATACCTCCTCCAGTATTTCCTAAAATTTTGTTATTTGTTGAAGTCGCATTTACAGTACCATTAAGGTTTGTTGTTCCAGCAACAAATAATTGACCTCCGCCTGACGCACTACCAATTGTAGTGTTGTTATTCGTAAACCCAGTATTAATATTTACATTACCAGAAAGGTCTGTTGGACTATTTAAAGTTCCTATAGTTGCGTTTCCATCTATTCGTGTAATACCTCCGCCAGTATTTCCTATGGTTGTATTATTTGTTGAAGTCATGTCTACCTCACCATTAAAAATAGTTGTACCATCAAAAGTTTTTTGACCTGAAATTGTCATATCTCCAGAATTTAAAAGTTGGACTTGTGCATTTACTGAGGTTAAACTTGTTGTTAAATTGCTTACATCTGTTTGTAATACACCTTGACCTGCTGTTAGAGTTACTATTTCTGCTTCTACTGCTATTACATCTGCTTTTACTACTTCAATCGCCGCCTTAATACCAGTTGTATCTATTTTTAAATTTGCTATATCTTCTAAAACTAATGAATTACCCACTGACATATTATGAAATATGATTAGATAATTCTCTAGATATGATACTTTATCTTGTAGTGCGAGTAGTTCGGCTTTTTTTTCTTCTAGGTCTTCTATAGCTTGTTGTAATATTTCTTGCCTTATAAATATTGGTTTATCATTACTCATATAAGATTAGTGTAGATAATCTATAATTACTATAATGGAAAGAAAATCAGCAGGTCTTCTAAATAATAAAATAACGAAACAATTAAATAGTTTCTGTGCTAAAAGTGAGTTACGCTTACTTGGGTCTAACGCTTTAAGGGGTATGCTGTTCCCATCTGATGTAGATTCACATTGTATTGTGAATGATTTAAATGCCGAACAATTAGCTAGACATATTCAAACAGCTGTTTCTAAATTAGGAGATGCTTTTATTACTGAATTTAAAATAACTATAAATAATAAAAAATATAGATGGACACAAAAAGAACTAGAAAAAGGTAAAAAAGGAAAAATGAGTTTATCTGATGCTTTGTCTCAAGCAAACGGAACGGTTAAAATGGATATGATTATCCCAGTTAATGATGGGTTCGTTGATGCAACTGTGAATTATATTATAACTTTGAATGGAGAGAAAAATATATCTCCTACTTCTAAAAAAGATAAAGTAGAAGAATTAAAAGGGGAAATAAATGAATACAAAAAAGATAATTTATTTAAAGCATTAAAAAGAAAATTTAGTATGTTAAATTTACAAGGTAAGAATACAGAACATATAGCTCCATTTTTTAATAGTGAGGTTGGTCTTTTATCATTAACTAAAAATGAACTTGATTTATTATTACAATTACATAAAAGAAAAATACCATTTACTAAACTAGAACCATTTATTCAATTAATAAAACAAAAACTTGGAAATGTTGATTCTATTGATAAAGAGGTTTTATTTAACATGAATGATTGGAACAAAACGAATTTACAAAAAAAAATAAAAGAGTTGAGTGATATTATCTTGAGACAAATGAATACTGATACGAAATTATTTGTAAAGCTTCACAAAATAAAGATATAAAGAAAGTATCTTATAATATTTAAATGGATACTAAAATGACTAGACTTGAAAAAGCAAGAGAATATCAACGAAATTATTATAGAAGAAATAGAGATGAACTTTGCAAACTATATGAATGTGATTGTGGTTGTAAAATCTCTAAAAATTCTAAAGCGAAACATGTTAAAACAATAATGCATTTAGAGTATATGGTAGGTTATAATAACAAATTAAAATTATTAGAAATGATTAATAACACTAAATAAAAATCTAAATAATAATATAACTATGAGCTTGAATACTAAACAAGGAAAACCTATTTGTCAAGTTGGAAAGAAAATAATTTATGTTACTGATGACAATAGTGGAGAGAAAACTTATAAATTAGAAAAGAAAGATGAAATATATATCCCAGCTATTGATAAGAATACCGAACGTGAGATTGTATTTGTGGCTGCTTCTTCAGGAAGTGGTAAATCATATTGGTGTAAAAAATATATAGAACAATATCATAAAGCATATCCTAAACGACCTGTTTATGTTTTTTCAAGTTTATCAGATGACCCTACTTTAGACTCTTTAAAGTATCTAAAAAGAATTAAAATTAAAGATGATAAGTTTCTTTCTCTCGAATTAGGTGCAGAAGATTTTAAAGATAGTTTAGTGATGTTTGACGATACTGATTGTATTTCTAATAAAAGAATTGCAAAAAAACTAATTGAAATACTTGACTCTATACTCGATGTCGGAAGACATTTTAACGTGTCGTTAATTTATACTTCTCATATAATTTGTAATGGTAATAAGACTAAACATATTATTTCAGAAGCCCATCGTTATGTACTCTATCCATTAACTAGTTCAAAAAAACATTTAGACTATATGTTGTCTACTTATTTAGGTTTTGATAAAGACCAAATAAAAAGATTAAGCGATTTAGAAGGAAGAGCAAAAGTCATCTGTAAGACTTATCCTATTACTGTGTATGGAGATAAAGAAGTATATGTTAGGGTTTAGTTATAATAGTAGATTTATTTATCTAATATTATATATAATGAAAAAAGGTGGTAAAATTAAAGCAAATGACCTAAAAGAAATATTAAAAGGAACTTATAATGACCCAAAATCAAATGTAGGTAGTTATGAATTAGATAAAGCGTTGTCTTCTGATACTGTTTTAGTTTATGTAGACAAATTAAATAAAGAAGTAAAAATAGCAATACGTGGAACGAAGGGTACGGTTGATTGGTTTAATAACCTTTTATATGGTGTAAAAACAGGATTACAAAAAGTGTCTCCAAGATATACAAAGGCAAAAAAGATTGTAGATGATGCAAGGTCTAAATACGCAGGATATACATTTGAGTTTTTAAATCATTCTCAAGGAGCATTTCATGCAAGAGAACTAGCAAAAAATAATGAATCTATTGTCTCGGTTAATCCAGCTACTAAAGGAGAATATACAGGAAACGAGCAAATTATTAGGTCAGCAGGTGACGCTGTTAGTGCGTTGGGGGTTATGCCGTCATGGTTTAAAAATTTAGCACACGGAAAAGATAATAAAGATATTACTACTTCTTATAAAGTTAATCCATTAGATGCACATAAACTTGATATATTAGATGAATTAGGTGATAAAGTAGTAGGTTCAGGGTTAAGATGCAGTTGCTGTGGTGATTACATAAGATGAACAGGTGTAAGAAAATGACCTACACGTCCACCACCTTTTTGAACTTCTTGACGTGGTTGTTCTAATTTTAGAGTTAAAATTTTTACTACTTCTTCTAACCCAGCTATTATTTCTCTCATTATTTTTAAAAAATCTCCAGCCATGAACTCTACAGCAGCATCAGGTTGAGCCCTCATTCGTTTAATACGAGTATCAAGGTCACGCATTCTATCAATTTTTTCTCTTGGAATAGTATTAGGAGCTTGTTCTCCCCAACGTCTCATAAGCATATTAAACTCGTTTTCTAATGATTCAAGTTCATCACGCTTTAATACTTTAGCTGTGTTTTTTGTTCCTTGTATTTTTGCTATGTTTTCAGGAATACCTGCTAAACGTTGACCTAAACTTCCTAGTTGTTCTTGTAATTCGCTTAATTGTTGAGACGAATAATCAGTTGTATCTAGACTTTTAGTTTTTTTTAATACACTTGATAATAATGGAAACACACCTCTAACACCAGGATTTTCAGAACGTGAATCTACATTTAACTGAATTAAATAAAGTTTATCATTTAAATCTATTAACTCTTTAACATAATCTTCAAATTCTACAGCTTGGTCTGTAGTTAAAGCATAACGAGGCTCTGATTTTGCATTCTTAATCATACGCTTTGTAACCTTTTTTTTTGCTTTGTTAAGTTCATTCGTTGTAACATAATTAAACTCCATTTATATAATTATAATCGATATATTTTACTTTATAATTATATTTACATTAAACCTTCAGCCTTGATAATTTTAGAAGCACCAGCTAAAGATACACCACGTTCTTTCATAAGTTTCGATACAAGCATTCCACGCTTTTTTCGTTTATCCATACCGCTACCAGCTAGTTTTTTAGCTTGGTCAACTTGGGCTTTTGTTCCTTTGTAAGCAGCAATCGCCCCAACAGGTCCACTTTCTAGCCCTGCAAGAGCAGCAGCACCAACAGGGGCAGCCTTACCAATTATGTCTCCAGTTTGTTTTAGAGCTTCAACCATGTTTTTTGGGTCGCCCATTTCTTTGAGTGTTTTAACAGGGCTTTGTTTAAAAATTTGTTTAAAACCTTTTAGAAATCCAGCACCCTTTTTTTCAGACATTAATTTCATTAGTTTTTCCATTTGTTCTTTTGTTGGTTTTCCTCGACCTTTACGAAGTACAGGTTTAGGTAGACCAATAGGATGAGATAATCCAGCACCAGACGATGTATCACGACCTGCTCCAGACGATGTATCACGTCCTCCTGAAATACGACCACCTTTTGGGCGACCCATACATTTAACACATTTTGCACCTCCTACGTGTTGAGCCTCTGAACCATCACTTTTTACTTCCCTTCCATTCCCAATCATAGTTTTATTACTCATATCTGGTGCAATTAATGTGCGGTCCTTGTAGCGAGTTTTGTTTTGAGAACGATGAACAGAAGGGATTTCGTAATGCTCAGGAGCAGGTTCTGATTTAATTTTTTTTTTTAGTTGTGCAGAGGTTTGATTACGGACTTTTTCATTGTAAGGTATGTCATACGAAATTGAACTCATTATATAAATTAAGTATCGATATTTTTTTAGAAAAGGCTCTCTAATTTGGATTTTCCAGCTTTAGCGGCCGCCGCCATTTTCTCACCCATTTTGCGAACAAGATGGCGACGACGAACAGCCATACCACCAATTACACGATTGGAGTATTTGATACCCTCAGATTGGTCTTTGGTTTCAAGAACAAGTGACTTATCAAGAAGACCAGTGTATAGAGAAGACATACCAGCTTCGGTTTGGAGGATACCAGAGTTTACAAATAGACAAACAAGTTCAAGGTCACCCTCGGCGATGGCTTTGCCTTGATTCATTACTTGGACATCGATTTGGAATTGGAATTGTCCGAGAGAACCAGCCGAAAGAAAGTCAGGGAGAGAAAGGTCAAGAGCAGGGCTTACAACAAGCATAGAACCAGTTGTGCCGATTACTTTACCGACACCATTAGAAGTTGTGGCATTGGCACAACCGACCCACTCGAGCCAGTTTTGGTTGCAGGCATTTTTACTCGACATACGCCAAAGATCTTCAGGAGCAGCAGAAGAAAGAAGTCCAGCTTGATTATTGAAATTAATATTAACTTGTTTAATAGAAAGGAAACTAGACGAATCAGTTGGATTCTTGCTCGACCACTTCTTTTGTGCATAGACAAGCACTTGGTCAGGAACTTGGTTAAGAGTGAAAGTAGACGACGAAATAGGAACGGTAATAGGAACACTTCCATCAGCAGGGAAAGCAGGAACAGCTCCAGATTTCGAGGTGACTTTGCTATCCATAGACATATATGGGATTACATTACGCACATCAAGAACTTGCGAAGGTTGCGAAGTCATGAAGTTGAGTAATAGCGAAGGGAAAGCACTCTTTTGGGTTACGCTATCGTAAGCAGCACCGCCGAAGAAATTGCTATCAGCAGCTGTTCCTGCTTCAATACCAACATATTGACCAGTAGGATTAGAAGCAGCATTATATACACTCGATGCAGAAGACCAAAGGCGACGATATTGGCTGTCTACATTAATATTTAGCGAAATGGTGTTAATACCAAGGAAAGCAGCCGATTGCTCATCGTGAAGACCACTCCAGATGAAAGGAGAGCAGAAGATTGGCTCAGTTACAGTTACACGGACGGTGTAGATAAATAAATCACCATCAGCGATGGCTACGTCCGAAGTTTGGTCTGCTCCGCCATATGCAACACCAGCAGCATCAGTTTTTAGGCGTTCAATTTTAGCAGGGTACGAACCACGTCCGTTTAGGTTTACATTGTAACCGCTATTTACAAACGAACCAAGAGGGCTGTTTGTTGCGTCTTTACCATCAGCATATAGAGCATAAGCTTGGTCAGGAAGCGATGGCGACATCGAGTTGTAACGCATAAGTTCATCTACGTTATTTACTTTAAGAAGAGCAGGGAGGGAGTAGTTTACCTCATTGGCTACGGTGGTGTTATTAATGGTTGCTTGTAAACTCGTCATGATTTGAGCCATTGGGAAGCATTGAAGCGAATCATTGTAGCCATAGCTGAACTCACAAGGAAGTCCTGCAGTTGGAACACGGTATTTTACACGGAATTGCATAGGCACTTCGAGTAGGATTTGGCGATCGACAAGTGTATTTTGACTGGGTACATTGGCAACAAAGGAAATGGTAGAATTTCCTCGACTGTTAGCAGTAGACGCTACATATGTTTTTTGGGCTGGGCCTGAAAGAACACCATAATCAGTATCAGCGGAAATGTCTCCTATACAAGGATCTATAACTTTGAAGGTGCGAAAAGAAGGAGCTCCACTCATAATATATATTACATATCGATAATTTTTAATATTATTTTTTTACTTATATATTAAAAATTTAAAAAAGAAGTTTTTGAACACATGATAAATAAAATGTTGATTCTTGTTCTTTCATTGCACGTTTCCATCTTGATAAATATGCTAAATCGTCTTTTATTTCTTGTGGTTTATTACGTCTTTTTTCATTAATAATATCTTTATTTTTTTCACGATATTCTTTCATTTTTTTATCCATATTTTCTTTATTTTTTTCACGATACTCTTTATTATGTAATTTAATTTTTTCTTTATTGATTTTATTTTTATTTCTTTGTATTTGTTTTTTGATTTCACGATATTCTGTATCATTTTTATATTTTTCAACACGTTTTTTATTGATTTTTTCTTTGTTATTTAAAAATGATTGATATGCTTGTTCTTTTTTTTCTTCAGGTGTCCTATAAGCTCGTTGACTATTCATATCAGCTTTTAATTCTTTTCTCCAATATTCTTCACGGATACGTGCTTGAATTTCATTTTCACAAGGATATTCTTCAAGTGGAACCATTCTCCAATTTTCCCACCCACCATTTTCACGAATAATTTTATATTTTTTTTCATTGTAACTTTTTGAATTAATATTATTTAAAGATGTTTTATGGTCTCTTTTTCGACAATACCATTCAGTAGTGTGTCCGACATATTCATTTGTAATAGTTGAATCTTCACAAACGAAATGATACATAATAGTTTTTGAGTAATCAATTGGCTTCTTCGGCATAGTCTGTTATAATATGTTATAAGTCTTTATATTACTTTTTCTTAAAAACTAATTTCATATTAAAATTTGAGTTATTCTTCAAACGAACAGGATATAAATCACCTGTTTTTAAACGGTAAAACACTTCAATATCTAATTTATATAATTTTGTATTACCTAATAAGGTTACCCATCTATATTCTGAAGATGGTTCGTATAAAACACTCGGGGAATACACATTAGAAGATGTGCGAATGTCTGTAATAATATTTGCTTGGTCGTTTTGGCTTCCTTCGGCCATTAATAGAGTTCCATTTACATAACGTTGAGGTGGAGAAACACTAGAAGCGATAATAGGAAGACTATTTGAAGTAAATACTAAACAACTAAATGGAGACAAAATAGCACCTGTTGATGTTTCTTGTTTTGTAATATATAAATCTTGAGTTGTTCCTGTTATTTTATTTGTCTCTTGAATATCTTTAGATGGTAAATAGTAATTAAATTCAGGTGTTACTCCAAAGGTTCGGTTGTATCCTTTGAAGATTGCTGGTAATGTATTAAATAATTGAAATAATGGAATATTAAAATATAATTTATATAATGGGTCAGAAAGAACTGGTTGTCCTCCTACAATAGAAACGGTTTGATTAAACGAAGCAGGAAATAAAATAGACATTGTGTCGTCTTCTTCATTCCATTTAAAAGTTGGAGCTTCAGTAATAACCACACCTGCTTGGTCCATTAATTGTTTGGCTGATACTGTTAATAAATACATTAAATAATTATAAGAAGAACAATCGTAATAACCACTTGCATATTGTGCTTGTTTATTGTGTGTTTGATTTGGTGCCGTTGGTAGGGGTACAGATTGATTTTCTGGTATCCAACTAATATTTTGCGAGTAATCGACATAATTACCAGCCACTAATACTTGAAGGCTCATGACATAAACGGTTTTATCACGGTCAGCTTGGTCGGCAGCGATTTGGGGAATAAATACAGGGCTGTCTGTATCAATTGAAAAACGAATAATAGACATTTCATAGTCTTCAGGAGGGCCATTTAAAAAAGGACTTGGACGTATTTCACTATAACGAAATGTTTGCCCTTGTTCTTCTGTTTCTAAAGCGTTATAGGTTGAAATATCGAAATAAACGTAATCACTTCGACTTTTATTAAGTGGTTTAATCAATTGACTCATAATATATTACAAATCGAAAGTTTTTGATAAAAAAAAATCTACGGACTTATTATATAATGAAAGGAGGTTTTTTTATTAAAGAAAAAGATGGTAAAATAAGTATGTCTAATCAACCTTCTAATGACGAATCAGTAGACTTTCAAGGGTTTTCACTCAAAATTACTATTCCAGAAATTAAAAAACTTTTAAAACGTTTAGGTGTTAAAGGTTATTCTAGTATGAAAAAACCTGAAATGTTGGCTTTATTATCGGAACGTGCAAACAGTGATAAACCACAAGAAAAAAAGCCACGAAAACCTCGTCTTGAAAAAAAAGAAAAGATTTATGCAGATACTGAAGCTAAAAACTTTTTACAAAGTAAAGTAAAAGAAGGACAAGCAAAAAAAGAAAAGGCTTCTAAAAGTTCTAAACCTAAAAAACTAAATAAATCTATTTTTATTGAACCTAAAAAAGAAGTAAAATTTGATAAATTAGAAGAAGATGAACCTTCAACTGAACCAGTTAAGAAAAGTGTATCTATTAAAGCCAGACCTAAAAAAAAAACTAAAAAAGAAGAGGTTGATGATGAAAGAACGGTTGAAGACGAAATGGCTAGGGGTTGGGTTGATTTTATACAAAAATATTTTACACCAGAAAAAATACCTAAACCTTCGACTTTAACACCTGAAAATGAAAATGAGTTTGTAAAAACAACAAAAAATGAGAAATTAAAAAAACAATATCTTAAATTACGAGATGAATTTGTAGCAAAAAAACGCAAAATGGCTGCAGAAGAAAGAGAAAAAAATGCAAAGGAAAAAGCAAAGAAAGATAAAGAAGAACAAGAAAAAGAAGACAGGGGATTTGATGAAAGACTTAAAGAAAGACTAGAAAAAGATGAAAGAAAAAGAATTTTAAGAGGTAAAAATGAAGCTGATAAAATAGAATTAGCTGTTAAACTTATTGATGAGATTTTTAATGTAGATCCAAATAGTGATGGTTTAGAGACACAAATAAGTAAATCCTTTCGTAAATTAGGTTTAAAATATCACCCTGATAAAATGGTAAATAAACCTGAAAAAGAAAAAGAAGAAGCAAAAGAATATTTCCAAGAATTACAGACATATAAAGAGTTGATTATGGATTTTCTACCAAAAATTGAAGAAAAGAAAACAAGAGGTTCTCTTAATTATAAGTTTAAAAAGAAAAAAGGTGGTGGTTTAACTTATAAAAAATTCATGAAAGGTGCTGGTTGGAGAGAAAAGGCTAAAACTATAGCGAAAGGTCTAGGTACAGCAGCAGCGGCCGCCTTATTATATGATGCTTATGTAAATACCAGTAAGAAAGACTTTGAAAATATTGCGAATTTTGTAGGAAAAGTAAAAGACGAAGCAGTAGATGCATATTCTAGTCCATAGGTAGGTCGCCCATTTCTAAAAGTTTATCATATATAACATCAATATCATATGATAAGTTTAATTCAATATTTCTTTTAATACATCTATCTTTTATTTTTTTTATAATTGTCTCATCTATAATACCTTGAATAATATTATCATCATCTATTGAAATTTTATTCCATTGTTTCCCTTTGATAAATATAATTTGTTTTTTTTTATTAAAAGTATAAATTGGTTTTTCAAATACGCCAAGTTGGTCATATTCTTCTTTTATTAATTCTATTATTTTTTCTTCAATCGTATATCCATTTTGTAAATTAAATAAATCAATGTTTGAGACAACTACATCATTTAGTAAATGCAACATATTAGGATTATTCACACATTTTGTATATATAATAGTAGTTATGTTTGGTTTTACTTTTTCAGGTTCAGGTTCAGGTTCAGGTTCAGGTTCAGGCTCTTTTGTCTCAATTATTTTTTCTTCAACTATTAAATTTTCTAGTTTATTTTCTATAGGTTCTTCTTTTTTTTCTTCTTCCTTTTCTTTCATGATTAATTGTTTTAGTTTTTTATTTCTTTTAGAGCAATATATACATATATTCATACGCAAGTCACGCATTACCTCATATTCATCATCATTGTGTCTATAACATTTACACTTAGTACATATGGTGTAACCTTGAATATGATCAGGTTGTTCTTTCTTTCTAGGCATATACTTTTATATTAGATTTATTTTTATTTATATTTAGCGTAATTTTCATATAAATAAAATATTATTATAGTATATAATGAAATATTTAATGAATGAAGAAATGAGAATGGAAATTCTAAAAAATGATTGTTTTGATATGTTTCCTAGTCCTTTCGTGTCTCTAATGTTAAATAAAGTTAATAAGGAAAAATATATTGTTTTAAAAGATTATTTTTATCTACCTATTTGGGTTTGTCGAAGGGATTGTGAAAAGAAATTTTATTGTTATGAACTTGGAGAAAGTATAGATTTTGATATTTGGATATGGCTGTATGATAGTGGTAGTGTACATATTGAAGTATATTCAAATGAAGAAAAAAAGTTTATTTAGAAATAAACGGATTATTCACGGAAATAACTTAAAGATAAAATATTAGTATATATTATAATGAAATGTTCGAATTGTAAATGTTTTAAAAAACCTGATGATTTCGTATTACTTAAAAATGGTAATATGAAAAAAACTTGTAATAAATGTAGTAAAAACGGATTAATCACGGATAAAAAAAATGATAAAAAAAATGATAAAAATGATAAAAACGGATTAAACACGGATATTATGATATTTCTAATTCATAAAAAAAAAATACATAATGTAGTTGTTGATATTAGAGATAGATGGAATCCATCGGAAGATAAAGAATGGTCTTGTTATAATACGAATGAATGGTTTTCTACTTTTATTATTTAAAACCACCAACAGCATTTAGGTTCTTTTATTTAATAAATATTCCTTTCTTTCTCTCATAATAAAAAAATATATTTTTAACTCTTTGTTAATAGGTTTAAAACGAAGCTGATGATCGAAGAACCTGTTAAGCTCTACCTTATCTACACATTTTCTTTTTTTTATTCTTTCTAAATAAGCCTTTATTGAGGCATATTCTGCAACATTTAGATAACATACCATTTTTTTCATTATAGTGATCTTGATATTTATAGTTTTTGCATTTTGCACATTTTAACATTATATATAAAGAAATATATTTATATATAATTATTTATATTTAATAATTAATTGAATCATCTGTTCTTTTGTTTTTGCCTTTGACCTACCTTCAATTTTATTATTAGTAATGATTTGTTTTAGGTCTTTGTTTGTTTTTAATTTAAGGCGTTGAAGTCGACTAATCCAACGTTCAGGCTCATTATAGTGGATTAACTTACCATATCGGTTATATTCATATGGACAATATGTATCTTGAATAAAATCCCTTTGTTTGAAATCGCATTTGTATAGGTCCCTCCAGAACCCTTTAAGTACGACTTCTTTACATTGATAGACGCTCTTATAGAGGATATAGCTTCTTGGGTCATCTGCATCATCTTCTAGGAAATGAATCGCCTTTGCTTTTTGTTTGAGAGCCTCTGTTAGTGGATTAGTTAAGTAAAGGAAGATGAGGTTGAGTACATCATCAGGTAGGTGTGTAATATCCTTTAGCTCCATCTGTTAGTATATTATGGAAGACCTCTTTAAGTCCTTTTAGTTAATATATATATATATTAATTATTTATTAGTTTTTTAATTAAAAATGGGGGTTTAATTCAATTTTTTGTTAGTTTTTTGAAATATTTGATTTGTTTATCTTGTTTTTGCAATCTTTCAAATTTCTTAAAAAGATGGAACATTTCGTTTTCATAGGTTTCATTATGGAATCGTTCCAAAAATTTATAAACAATAGGTTTATTATAAACAATAGGAAATCTGTCATGTTCTAACATTAGCTCGATTAATGCTCTTCGTTGCATAGAGACACTTTCATATTGCTCTTGTTTTACAAATGTCTTAAAGTGAATCATTATATAAGGTAAATATAATAATTCTGTTTAAATTGTTTTTATGTTAATATAAAGTATATGTATATGTTTGATTTAAAAAATTGATAAAAAATTAAATTAAAAAAGGAAAATGTAGAAATGAAAACCTGCCCCTCAACTCGAAAGTGTATGAGTTGAGCAATCCCCCATGGGGACTTTCATTTTGAGGGGCAAGTTTTCATTTCTACATTTTCAATTTTAATCTTTTAATCCTCATTATTTTCTTCATCTTTTTCTTTTAATTTATATTTTATAATCCTTTCATTATAAACAACCTTATTTATTGTCTTTTGGTCGTTAAAGTATAACCCTTTGAAAGCTAAACTATCATTAACCTTTTCTATAAATCCCTTTTATTTAATGCACGTTTCTCTTCTTTATTCTTTTCTTGAAAAAACTCACTACTTCTAAATAGGTCATAAACGTCTTTCATTTTTAAAATATCATTATTATCATTAGTGTACTCATAGTTATCTTTAAACCATTCATATAGCTCATCGCTATCCATGACGTAATTTTTACTTCTCTCAACAATAATTTTAGGAAGATATAGTTCTTTTGGTGCGTTTCTTAAAATGTATTGAAAAAGTGCTATTTTATGAGATTGTTTAAATTCATTCTCTTTATAGTAAGTATTAACTGGATAAATATGATTTTCAATATCAACTCTATCAGGGTCACTTGTAAAATGTGATACGAATGGAATATCAACAACACGTTCCATCACTGATTGGTCAATACGTCCCATAATTTTAGGTTTTTTATTACATTCAAACATAAGACAGCATTTCATCCTTACCTTACAATTATTAGAAAATAGTTTTCTTGCAGATATTTCAGATGAACCTGTTAAATCCTTAATCATAGCCATTCTTAATTTACATTCATCTTCAGGTTCGCTTGATATTACAAATCGTTTATTATCCATACCTGCAACTTGTGGATTTGCTCCTGATGATAGATTCATTTTACTGGTTAAAACATCAACAGGTAATTTATAGTAATAATCGTCGCCTAATAACATTGCATATAACTCATTAATTAAACCTTTTCCATTACGACCGCACCCATTAAGTAAGAAAAATCTCTCTAAACGAACTCCTGTTAAACCCATAAATAAAACGCTTAAATAACATTTTCTAATTTCTGGATTTGGAAAGATTTGAATAAATAATTCTTCTATTTTTTCAATTTGTTCTTTAGTACATTCTTCATAATCATAATGTGTATTTTCTGTAATATAATCCTCTTTTGAGATTTCAACCTCTTTGCTTGTTAATAGATTAAAGTTTTTATTATTAAAACAAAATAAATAAGGTTTATCGTCAAAATAGTTTTCGTTGTCTACTTGATTTGCATTTATAATATTAATAAAATTTTCACTAATTTGATTTAATTTGGAAACACTAGTGAAACCCATACTATATTTTCCTAATTCTTCTAATTTTTCCTTATAGGTTTTTATTTCATCAGCACTAAGAACTTTATTATTATAAAAATTACTAACCTTTTTTATTTCTTTATTAACAAATAAAAGTAAATTATTTTGAATATCGTGTTTAAGAAGACGATTTTTGTCGTCTAATCTCCATTTGTTCTTATAAAAACAATATAACTCCCCACCTCTAAAGATGTAATTGTCTCCATAAAGTTTTGAGTAGAATATAGCATAATCATAATCACTTCTTTTTGTTACATCGAATTCATTAGAAATAAGTTCATAGTATTTATCTTTGTTACTTAATCTTGCATAATATTTAATAGTTCCTAATGTAAATCTTGGTTCATCATAAGAATTATAAACATTATCAAAACCATCATCAGAATAATTGTCTGCTTTTTTGCTAATTGTAATTAAAAAATCTTTTGGTATCTTACAGGCTTTTCCAGCCCATATGATTTTGCACCAATCGCTATAATTTGATAAATATTCAATATTAATAATATCAATAAATTTGTCGGCTTGTTCATTACACGTATATGTTGTATTAGTTAATGTATTTTTCTTTTCTTTTGGTCTAATATCTTTCTTTAAAAGAGGTAGTAAATCATCATATTTAACCTCTGGAATATTTCCAAAATAATTAATAATTTCATTATTTTTTTTCTCCCATACATGATTTACTAAAATATCGCCTTTAAAATGTTTAAAAATGTCTATTTCATTATGACACTCATTAAGGTCAATTCCAGTTAGACGAATAAAATAGTGAGGTAGTTTCTTTTTTCTGCTTAAAGTAAATGGATAGTCGCCAAACATAGCAATAGCATCATCTTTAATATCAATAACTTCTTTTAATCCTTCTTCGTGAAATCCATCAACGTCAATACATACAATATTACCTGTATGTCTTAATAATAATTCATAATGAGTTGCTTGTTCTAATGGAATAGCTTTGTATTTTTTATCTTTTTTATTATTTTTATCATAATAACTCATTTCTCCAACTTTTTGTAATTTATAAAGTTCATCTTTTGTAATATTACTTTTTGTTCCTTTCATATTTCCATTTTCTTCTTGTAAGCATAAGAAGTGCGGATTTCCTGTTTCATCGTTGAAAAAGTCGTTTTGGAGAAATTTGTTAAAAGAAAGATTATCCATATATATATACATTAACATAAAAAAATTCTTTAAATACTTTTTTAATTAATTTATTTAAAAAAAACAAATTAATTCAATAATTAAATAAAAATGGGTCAATTTTTTTCATAAAAACCTTAGCTTCATAGGCTAGATTATTTCTAATTCTTGTATTTTCATCATATACTAAACATTTGTCTCGCTTTTTAATTCTATATTCTTTCATAAAATTCTTCATATAAGCTTTATATTCTTCGCTATTTTTTTCACGATATTTCATAAGTGCCTTTTTTACAACTGGTGTATAGTATTTAGTCGGCATTGTAGGTTATATATACTAATGAGATTTTTTTATATTGTTTTTCCTAAATAATATCTAATCTAAATATAATGACTATCTTAAAAATAAATGATAATACAACAGAATTTATGGAATCATTACCTTTAGAAGCTCATAAAATATGGGTTTGGAAATTTCAGTCATGCTCTGATATAGAGTTGTGGGTAGTACATAATGAATTTACCAATGAATATGTTTTACCTGTTCCTTTACACTATGTTCAATGGAGAGGTATTTATTATTTAAAAAGTGGAGACAACAATACAAATGCAGTAGACCTTATATTTATGTTGGAACAATTGCATCACGGAGAAATAGTAGTTTAGAAGGATTTACTATTTAAAAAATTATATATTAATATAGTATGACCTATAGGATATATAAAATAGTTAATTATAAATATCGTGTGGACTTTCTTCGTCTTGATAATTGGTTTTACTCTTCGTGTTTCGCTAGTCACGAAGAAGCAAAAGAATTCGGAGAGAAATACAAAGATTCGACATTTTTTCCATCTCGAAACTTTCATAGGTGGGTAATGGGTAATAAAATATTAACTTTAGATTTAAGAAAAGATAAACATACTCTTTGTGGTTGTGGCCTTATGATTCCAGATGTAATGATGGAACAACACTTAATAAATACACCTCACGAAGTAGTAGCCGTTTTAAAGAATGACCCTAATATGAAACTTCGGTGTCCTCGTGTATATTGTGAAACTTGTAAAGTAGAACTATCAGCACTTCATAATAATAGACATTTATTAACAAAAAGACATGCTCGTAATTTAGAAAAGTCTAAACAAAATGTATAATGCCGATATTAGTAGCTTTTCATAAATCTCCTAAAAAGAATAAAAGATATAGAATTGTTTTGAAGAACCCAGATAAAATAATAGATTTTGGTTTAGATACAGGTTCAACCTATATCGATCACGGAGACAAAAAAAAAAGAAGTGCTTATTTAAAAAGACATCAAAAAAATGAAGATTGGACTACACCTAATGCTGGTTCTGCATCGGCTTGGATATTATGGGGCTTTGATACAGATATAAAAAAGAACCTTGAAAGATACATGAAAGAGATGGAAGGACATATTCCAGAAGGAGCAAAAATATCTATATAAATAGAAATGTTTAGTAAATTAGAATTAAGTTTAGTATCTGAATCGTTTGAAAACATAGGGAAAGAGATGTTAGCAAAGAGCATTATTTTTTATAGTTTTTTATATGATTGGTTTTTGTCTCTATATTATAAAGTAAAAAAAGACCACTAATTTTTTTTATTCTTCAAAGCTTCTAAATATAAATCTCTATCAGGTTTACCTTCCCCTGCTTGTTTTGGATTAGACATTACAAGCCCATAGAGTCTACCCATATCCCCAAGCCTCTGGACTTAATCGTTGAGACAAAGCATAACCTTCTTTTCTTTTTCTAAAAGTTGTTTTATTTCTAACAGATTCAGGATTAGTCTTTGAAGCACCTACCCCTCTATTATATGCTTCTTGTAGTATAGATTTATTTATTTTAGTCATATTCGATATAGCTTCTATTGAATGTGATGTATCTAAAGGTAACTTAAAAACCTTATTAAACTTTTGTCTCCACGTTAAACTCATATATATATTTTATTTTGATAATTCTTATATTGAATATATAAACTATCCATTCCATATATATAATGGAAGATAAAAATTCAGAAATGTATGCATTGAGTAACTATGATATAGATGAGTTAATACCTGGTTCATTCATGTTATATGATAAGTTTAATAAAATAAAAAATATAAATAAATTTATGCCTGTGAATAGTGGAAAAATATTCTTAATTCGTGATAAGGAAAATTCAGGTCATTATATTTGTCTCTATCGTAAAAGTTTGAATACTTATTATTTTTGTAATTCATTCGGTTATGGAGTAGATGAACAGATGAAAAAATATATATCAAAAAAAGATAATGATTTATTCAATGGAGGAGCAGATGACCTTTCAAGACTATTAAAAAATAAAAAAGTTGAAGTGTTAAATTTACCTTTACAAAATGTCGAGACAAATGTATGTGGTCGGTTCTGTGTATATTTTCTAAAGGTTTTTAATGAAGGAGCAACCTTAAACGAAGCTGTAAAAATATTAAAATTTTTAAAAAAAGAGATGAATATGAGTTATGATGAACTTATGGTTAAAATGATTAGACTATAATTATTGAGTGTTGCAAGCCTTAAAATATCGATATACTTATAAATGAAGTTTAAATATTTTATATCTCTATTTTCTATAAGGAATGATACATATAACCATATAGGTATGTATAATTATACTAATATAATATTAGAAAGATTACAAGATGATTTTTATTGGATATAAAAATCTAATTAAGATATAATGACTTTAATAAATGGAGATTGTCTCGAAGAAATGAAAAAGTTAGAAACGAATACTATTGATTTATTATTTTGTGATTTACCTTATGGACAAACGTCTTGTAAATGGGATTGTTTAATAGATTTAGATTTATTTTGGAAAGAAGTAAATAGAATCTGTAAAGATACAACACCTATGTTTTTTACCTGTTCTACAAAGTTCGGTGTGTCTCTAATAAATAGTAATCCAAAAAATTTTCGTTATGATTTAGTTTGGGTTAAATCTTCTCCTTGTGGTTTTTTAAATGCTAAAAAAATGCCTATGAAAAAACACGAAATGATTTATGTTTTTTATAAGAAACTTCCTCTTTATGATTTATCCAGTCATACTCATAAATTTAAAAATGAAATAAAAAAAATAGAAGAAGACCTACCTATTGGATGCTATGTTAATTCATTATCATATCATAGTGGAACGGGAAAATATACTCCACCCCTTCCTCAATCTGTAATTCGTGAGACAACCGATGATGAAGTTTATAAAGGTAATATTACCTATAATCATAAAGATAGAAAAGACCCTATTTATGACCCACCTTTACCTAATAGTGTAATAAAAGAAGATTATATTAAAGAACATACAACCGCTTATGGAACAAATAAACATTTTCATAACCCAAACCAAAAAAATGGTGAATCTATTTATGACCCACCTTTACCTAATAGTGTAATAAAAGAAACAAACTATATAAATAATTCTGAATTATATGGAATTGTTGACCGCCCAAATTTTATAGAACGAAAGAATAATGAATCTATTTATGACCCACCTTTACCTAATAGTATTTTAGAAATCAAAAGTGAAAAGGGAAAACACGCAACACAGAAACCTTTAGGATTAACAGATTGGATATTAAAATATTATTCTAAAAGTGGAGACAATGTATTAGACCCAACTATGGGAAGTGGAACAATGGGTATATCATGTAAGCAAATGGGTCGTGAGTTTATAGGTATTGAATTAGATGAAAAAATATTTAAAGTTGCAGAAAATAGAATAAATAATTAAAAAAATCTATGGAAGATATAATGAGTATCACAAAAAAATCCACACCAGTATGTAATTTTTATGATGAAAAGCAAATATCTGAATCAAGTAAAAAGTTATATATTTCTAAACTAAAAAAATTAAACGATGGTACTATACCAACCAAAATGGATTTTCTAAAAAAAAAAGAAGAAATCATGATGAAATTAAACGAACAACCTCTTAATACAAGACGTAGTTCAATCATAGCGATTGTAAGTTGTCTCAAAGATAAAAACCCAGAGCTTCATAAGTTTTATACCACTGAAATGGATAAACTAAATAAACAATCTGCCGAAGAAACCAAAGGACAAAAGAGTGAAAAACAAAGCGAAAACTGGATGTCTTTAGAAGATTTAAATAAAATTTTAGAAGAAAATAGTAAACTTATTAATTCTTTAAAAAAGAAAAAGAAAATTACAGAACAACAATATGACGACTTACTAGGACATGTAATTCTTTCTCTCTATACAAAGCAAGCACCTCGCAGATCTTTAGACTATATTGAAATGTTTGTAGCAGAACCAGATACAAACAAAGATAAAAACTATTACCATAACGAACACTTTTATTTTAATAATTTTAAAACAGCAAAAACCTATAAACAACAAGTTACAAAGCCCCCAAAAGAAATAATTGATTTATTAAAAATGTATTTAAAATTTAAACCAAAAACAAGTGAGAAGCTATTACTCACTGCAGAAGGGAAGCCTTTATCTAATTTGTCTCTACGAAATATTTTAAATAAAATCACAGGAAAAAAGATTTCAACTCAAATGTTAAGAAATATTTATTCAACGGATAAGATTTCACCTCTTATTGAAAAGATTGAAAATACCGCAGAGGCTATGGGAACTTCACCACAGCAACTAATGGCGACCTACGCTAAATAAAGCATTCATTCCAAATAGCCTCATAAGACGCTAATTTTATTCTATTTTTTCCTATTTTCAAATTAGTTATTAAGTCACTTCTACCTATTAAAATAAATATTTTATATAAAATGAAATGATAATTAATTAAATTTTTTGTATTATATTTTTGTGAGTACGAACTATTAAACTTATTAAAATAATATATTATTCTATCGTATTCATTAGTATTCAATGATGGTGGCGTTATTCCTACTCTTGCACCAATGCTATAGACGTGTTTATAATATGTGGATAATCCATGTTCCTTTAGAATATTTCTTATCTGAATTATATTTTGAGGATTAAACTTTTTTACAATCGAGACAACCTCTTCAGGTAAAACAAACGATTCACGGCCTAAATAGCGAGTTAATGTAGACCTTATATGAGTAGCCCTTTTATAAGCACAATACATAGGACAACCATCATAACACTCATTTGTCTCAAAAACATTTTTATTTATTTCAAAACATTTTTTACAAATGTACATTCCGTCATCTTTTACAAACTCATGTTCGCATTTATTTTCTATTTCTTTTATTTCTATATTAAATATTTCTTTGTTGTTAAATAGTTCTTCAAAGTTCATTTATATTATATAAATAAAAAAAAAAGTTCTCTAAATAAAAAAGTTTCTAATTTATATATTATATGAGTATAGCAAACACCCTTATTATTTGAACGAATTAAAAACCTACAAGCACCTAAAGATGTAGTAACACAAAAAGCCTATGTTGGTGAAGCGGAACACCCATTTAAGTTTTTTTGTTGGGGTGGTTCATTACCTTCTGATGACGGATTTGGTTTATTTTTAGATGAAAAATGTATTCTTAAAAAATTAGTATATTACAATTTAGGAACAGAACCAGAGTTTAAAATTTCTTTAGTATTAAAAAACTATGATAAAAATATTATTATTAAATCATTTGAAGTAAGTGGACGAACCAGCATAAATTTAGAAGATGTAGAATGTGAAGGTATGATTGGATTAGAACTTGTCTCGACTAATGAACCAGAAGAAAGTTTTTCAAGACACCGAGTTATTTTATATACTCAATAAAAATTATCGATAATATTATTATAGAATGCCTCCAGTTTTTTCTCGTGATTCCAATAGACACCGCGTCCGTGATGTAGAAGTTGCTTTAGAGGCGTTTGAAGCACGTCTCGCTATTGCCGAAAATCGACCCCTTATCGTAGGTCCACCTGGTGAAAGCTTCAAGATTGACCGATTTACAGATTTAAACAACTCTCTTATTAGTGAAATTACTGCTCCTGGTTTTGTTGATGCCGCAGGACAAGTTCTTTCTGCTACCAATTATTTATATTTAGTTATTAAAAATGATGACCCAGCATCTCGTAGTGCTTTAGTAGGTCTTGAACTTGCTTCGTCTAAAGAAGACCGCAGTCGTCATTCGCTTATGTTCGACGGACAGCAATTCATAGATTTTGGCCCATTCACTGGCGTTCAAGGTGAGCCTGGTACACCTTTCGATCCATCGGAGATTGCTCGTTTTGACGGACTTCATGCTGTTATTGATGCTAACCTCG